GAAGATGTCTCCTTCCTCTGCGTCTGCAACATAATCTGCGCTGGCTTTTTGTCTTTGCGGAGACATTGCTTGCACTATGCTGATACGCGGAGTCTTGAGGTCTTCCGCACCTACATCTCCAAAACCTTTTTCTTCGATGTTTTCAAATAGGGACGTTAAGGATGTCCCCTCTCCATTTTTCTTCGTTGCCATTTTTTTCTCCTTCTTTCTTCGTTCAACGATTAATTTTAGTTCGCTTGCCTTGATACACAGAAAACTTCTTCTGTATGTCTTGGTCAAACTCACCGTTACCTGATTCTATTTGTTCTTTAACAAATGCTTTCAGGGTGCTTGGATGCACCGCTTCCTTTTCCTCAGGAATAAACCCTTGTTTGGAAAGCGATACCACCAATTCTTTTGCGAGATCATCTTCACCCTGACCAAATGAAAGTGTCATGGTGTTCTTTATAATGTCTCCGTGTCCGTTATCTCGTAACCAGTTGTGCGCATCGTCTAAATTAGCTGCGGATATTCTGGCACTGTAAAATGGTTCAGCTGATATACGTGAACCATCATTTAATCTAAGGTCCGACACACCTAGTTGTGTAAGTCTGTCAGGTATGAGTTGTTCTGAAAGTTCTCTCTGTTGATCTTTCAGACGTTTTAATCTTTCTTCTGTGTTGCCTACCTCAGCCTCTACTCGTAAAAGTTTTTGGCATAGTTCACTAAGGTCCTGTATAGAGTCTTCTGATATTTCCTCTACTGCTTTTGTTGTGCTCTCTTCAAAGAGATCTTTGATGTTTGACATTTCTCACTCCTTCTTTTTTTCGTTATCAACTTAAAGTTGCCAATGCATGATAGCATCTATATAATATATTGCAACACTTTAAGACGTGTTCGAATATATAACGAAGAATAAAGGACGGAACTTATGGAAATAACAAATTACGAATTCAAGAGCGAACCCTATCAACATCAATTAGAAACTCTCCAAGAGAGTTACCATCGTAACCTATTTGCATTGTTTTTGGAAATGGGACTGGGTAAATCTAAAATCCTCCTGGACAATGCAGGCATTTTATTTGAAGAAGGTAAAATATCTGGACTGTTGATTGTGTCCCCAAAAGGTAACTTACGAAATTGGGACATTAATGAAGTTAACAAACATTTACCTGACCGCATAGAACGTAACGTATTGGTATGGCAACCAAACCATACACAAAAATGGTTACATGATTTTAAGACGATGGTTAACGAACCTAGCGACGGTACATTAAATATCTTTCTAGTTAATGTAGAAGCTTTTGCTACAGTCAAGGCATGTAAATTTGTAGAGGAGTTTATGGTTACGCACGATGTAATGATGGCCGTAGATGAATCGACTACTATTAAGAATCCAAAAGCCAAACGCACACAACATCTTATTAAGTTAGCACCACTAGCAGACTACAGAAGAATACTTACAGGGTTTCCTATAACAAAAGCACCACTTGATTTGTACTCACAATGTTATTTTTTATCTCCCAATCTATTGGGGTTTAGTAGTTTCTATGCTTTCCAAGCTAGATATGCCATAACTCAACGTAAACAAATGGGCAGACATGCCTTTCAACAAATAGTAGGTTTTCAAAAATTAGAAGAGCTACAACAATCAATCAAGGACTTTTCTATACGAAAGATTAAAGACGAATGCCTAGACCTCCCTGCAAAAGTTTATGTAAGAAGAAATGTAGAGCTTACTCCTGAACAACAAGCGGTTTACAGAACAATGAAAAGAGAAGCACTTATGATACTAGATGATGAATTGTTTACTACGATGAACGTATTGACTCAGCTTATGCGTCTGCAACAAGTTGTTGCGGGGAGTCTTCGTAGTCCTGAGACAGGGGAAACAATTACGTTAAAAAATAATAGAGTGCAGGCTGTATTAGATTTATTAGAAGAGACATCTGGGAAGGCTGTGATTTTTGCAGTATTTCAAACAGACATACAAGAACTAGAACGAGCCATTACCGAAAAGTTTGGTCAGGGTTCCGTAGCATCTTATTATGGCAAGACACCGCAGGACGAACGACAAAACATTATTGAGAAGTTCCAGGATCCTGACAGTGAGTTAAGATATTTTGTATCTAACCCACAGACAGGTGGTAGGGGTATTACATTAACAGAAGCCAGCACTATGATATTTTATTCTAACTCCTACGACCTAGAACTTAGAGTACAAGCAGAAGACCGCATACACAGAATTGGTCAGGAACGCAGTTGCACTTACGTAGACTTAGTATCGCAAGGCACTGTTGACGAACAAATTCTTAAAAATCTATTGAGTAAAGTTAAAATCAGCAACGAGGTTCTTGGGGAGGTTCGCAGTTGGTTCCAATAAAGGCTATAATTTATAGTCTATATGGAACAAGCAATACAATTTATTAATGAAGTAGGCTTTCCTATTGCTGCTGCACTTGGTCTAGGCTTCTTTATATGGAAACTTATCAATAGAATCATTGATGGCATGGAAACAAAGCTAGATGTTTTAGACGACAAGGTAGCAGATCAAATAGAACAAATGGAGTTAAGGCTCGGTACAAAGTTAGACTCTCAACACGGTATCTTAGTAGCTCTTATAGATCGCGTAAGAAGTCTGGACAATGAAATAATTAGACAAGACACTCTTATAAAGACTATATTAGGTGTACCGCAACTAATAGATAGTAATAAGATCGCTAAAGCGGACAGAGACGATCAGAGGAAAGATTGATGGCTCCTAAACGACCTGACGAAATGTTGCTTATAGCTTCCATGATAATTGTTATGTTTGTTGTTTTGTCCGTACAAGCTGATGAAATAACCCACAAGTTTAAAAACCCTAGCTTTTCAGGAGAAAACACTTCGAGCCATTACCTAACTATAGAGAACCAGGAGTTCAACAGGAAAGAGGCGATACGTGAGGAGATCAAAGCTTACGTAGAAGATTTAGAAAGAGAAGCTGAAAATACCACATTAGCTAGATTTATTCGGAATCTAGAATCGAGAATTTATGCTCAGCTCTCACGGCAGTTGGTTGATAGTTTGTTTGGCGAGACAGCATCTGACTTTGGCGTTTTAGAATTAGAAGGTAACACTATAGAATATAGGGTTGAGGACGATAAAGTAACACTAATAATTACAGATGAAGAAGGCAACACTACAGAAATTACTGTACCTCTCGGTTCTTTTACTTTCTAGTTGCGCATTAATTATACCGCCGTTAGATAATGGCGTTCCCCCAATACGAGAGATTGAGCCTGCACAAATAAATTCTCTTTTTGTTCAAGAACTTAAAGACATAGGGCCACCTGTCAGGAAGCCTATAGTAGCTGTGTATGGAAGCAGTTTTACTGACCAGACAGGCCAACGTAGATCTAATAGTAGATACGCTAGTTTTAGTACAGCTATAACTTCTTCTCCTGATGCCTATCTCATAAGAGCACTCAAACACTCTAAATTTTTTGATGTGGTAGAACGCAAAGGTTTGGATAACTTAACAAAAGAAAGACAGATCATCAGGAGCACACGGGAAAACTTCGACGAAAACCAAAAACTAAAGCCTCTTTTGTTTGCTGGGTTACTTATGGAAGGTGGCGTAATAGGATACGAAACAAATATTAAGTCTGGAGGAGCTGGAGCTAGGTATCTTGGCATAGGTGGATCAAAAGAATACAGGCAAGACAGTATCACTGTTTCACTACGCACTGTGTCAGTAAGCACAGGTAAGGTACTACTAGAAGTTTTGGTAACAAAGAGCGTACTGAGTGCTTCTATATCACAAGATGTGTTTAGATTCTACAATAATAATACCGAATTAGTTGAAATTGAGAGCGGTATAGTAGAAAATGAGTCAGTAAATATAGCATTACAGACGGCTGTGGAAACAGCGGTCTTAGAAACGATACTCGAAGGTTTAGAACTGGGGTATTGGGAGCAAAGAAGTGAGAATGAATAGACTACTTATACTGTTGTTTTTATTAACAACATCTCTTTATGCAGCTGACAATGAAGTATATATCGACCAGTCAGGTGCTACATCTAATTTAGATATAGAACAAGTCGGAGGCAGTGGCAACATTATCGGTGGTTCAGATGCAACAGCTGGGGCATCTAATATGACTCCGTTGGATTTAGATGGTGCAACCATGACGTTAGATATTTTGCAGAAAGGTTCGACAAACAAATTTCTTGGAGACATCTGGGCAGATACTTATACAGGGTATTTCTCATTCATAGGTGATAGCAATACTTTTAATATGTCTACAGACGAAACAAACGCAACTGGTGCAGATGGATCTAATGTAAACGTACAGGTCACGGGTAATACAAATACTATGACATTGAACCATGCCATGACTGCACTAGCAGCAAACTTAGATTTAGATTGGGTAGTGCAAGGTGACACCAACAACATCACTGCTTCTATAGATGTAGACGGTGCAACTAACTACATGGATATTGATGGTGATGATAATGTAGTTACTTACGATGGCGATGGATATGCTGGAGGTTACTTCTATTTAGATCATACAGGTGGATCACGAACATTTAACATAGATCAGGAATCTACATCAGATAATGATTGGCTCAAGATTACATCTGTTGGCTCTAGCGGCACTGTCTGTGTTACTCAGTCAGACGCAACAACTTCATTCGTCTGCTGAGATAGGCTCTATCTCGGAAGTTAGAGGTAACGCTCAAGTTCTTAGAGACAAGGCCTATGGAGCTGAGTTGCAATTCGACATACAACAAATGGATGATGTCCGCACAGAAGCGGGCAGAGTTGCTATAACCTTTGAAGATTCTTCTACAGTCAAACTAACAGAACATTCTAAGTTAGTTATAGACGAATACATCTACGACCCTGACCCGTCAAAATCTAAAATGGCCTTGAAGTTTGCTAGTGGCACAGCGCGATTTATTACAGGTAAATTTAACAACAAGAGCAACATATCAATACGCACACCGACAGCTAACATAGCGATAAGAGGTACGGACTTTACGTGTACTGTGGACGAGCTAGGTAGATCTCTTGTCATACTATTGCCTGATGAAAATGGTATCTCTAGTGGTGAGATAGTTGTAGCTACTGCTATGGGTAGCGTGACATTAAACAAACCTTATCAGGCAACTACGGTATCTGTATTCGAAAACAATCCTACTGCACCTGTACAGCTAGACATTACATTAGATTTAATCGACAACATGCTCATTGTTAACCCACCTGAACAAACAGACGAATCGTTGGAGCAATCACAGACACAGGCCTCTGCTGACTACCTAGACTTTAATGATTTAGATATAGACTTTCTTAACGAAGACTTTCTTGACGCAGAAGAAGAGCTGGAGTTTACAGAACTGGACATCAACTATTTAGATGTAAACTTTTTAGAAGACTTACTCAACGTACTAGACGCACTGGCTATATCTAAAGAAGAGGACGCACTTAAACAGGGAGGTGCTGGTATTCGTATTGTTGGTACAGAGATAGGCCAGGACAAGGACACTCAAATAACAACTATCATTACAGGACAAAAGATTAGTCTGAACAGAACAGTAAACCAGAGTGCTAGGCTAGATTTAGATGGATCAAACAGCTACACCATCATTTTAATACAAGACGGTGTATCGAACACGGTTAAGATCAATGGAGGATCTTCGACAACAATTAAAATTAAACAAGGATCAGGATGAAAAAATTACAACTACTTGGTTTGATAGCTTTGCTTGGTTTGCCTTTGGTGCTACAGCTTACCCCTCTAGAGATACTAAAGCTCAAGGTATTTGATTCATGGATCAAGGACCAAGAACCTTCTGGTTACTTTACGGTGCTAAACATTACAGAACAAGATGTAAGGGACGAAGGAGGATGGCCTTTTCCTAGAGAACGACTGGCAGAAATACACATGCAGTTACTAGAACGCGGAGCTATGGGTGTTGGATACGTTATAGCATTTAGTGAACCAGATCGTTTTGGTGGTGATGAAGCATTTGCAAACGTATTAGGTATGCATCCAAGTATTCTAGCTATGTTTGAAACAGACAATCAACAGTACCCACCAACAACGGGAACGGTAATACTTGGCGATGATATAGGTGGGGTAATGTTACAAGGAGCTACACAGAATGTAGAGGCATTACGCAACAGTGCCTATCAAGGAATATCTTCTGCACCTATAGACGTGGATGGCTTGACCAGGAGACTGCCTTTACTGATGCGTACTCCTGATGGCTGGGTACCTGCATTTGGCACACAAGTCTTAAAAGTATTAGCTGGTGCAGACACTTACGTTATAAATACGAATGATAATGGTATCGAAGAAATCAGGGTAAAAGGGCTGCCAGCAGTCAAAACAGACAGTTTAGGGCGCAAGTGGATAAGTTTCGTGAATACCCCTTCGACTACGTTACAAGAAATGGATGTCCCAGATAAGTTTGTAATTGTAGGAGTGACAGCTAACGGAGTAATGCCACAGCTATCAACACCAGCAGGGTTACTTGAACCGCACAAGATACAAGCAGCTCTAGCGGAATCTATACTAATAGAGGACAGTCCATACATACCTGACTATTCTCTAGCTGTAGAAATGACAGCTCTCATACTGGGTGTGGTTATGATGTGGGGACTAATTAACTTCTTGGGGATAACGTTGGGGATAAGTTTATCTGTATCGACCATGGCCTTAACTTTATTTGCAGGCTACAGCGTAGTACAACAAGGCGTATTGATAGATGTAACCTGGACATTTATAGCTGAGTTTATAACAGCAACGATTACTTTCTATTTAAGATTTAGAGAGCAGTACAAACTACGACAACAGATCAAGAAACAATTCGAACATTACTTAGATCCGAGGCAGGTAAAGGCTTTGCAATCTAATCCGAGCCTACTCAAGTTGGGCGGAGAACGACGGGATTGTACGTTTTTGTTTACAGATGTACGTGGCTTTACTGCTATGAGTGAACGAATGGATCCTGAGTTAGTGACCAAGATTATGAATGAAGCACTAACGATACAATCAGATACAGTTAAGAAATATGGGGGCATGGTGGATAAGTATATTGGGGATGCAATGATGGCAATATTTAATGCGCCCATAGACCTGGTTAATCATGAAGAAGCTGCTGTGTTATGCGCACAAGAAATACAAAAACAATTTAAAGAATCTTCTATTGGAGTTGAGATAGGCGTAGGGGTTAATACTGGTGAGGCGATTATTGGGAACATGGGAAGTGCAACACGGTTTGACTACACAGCCATTGGGGATGCGGTAAACCTTGCAGCCAGGCTAGAGTCAAGCACCAAAGAAGTAGGAGAAGACATAGTAATAGGAGAGTCCACAGCAAAAGCATGTTCTTTCCCTCTAGCGGTGCTCCCTTCAATCACTGTTAAAGGTAAACAGGACAGGATAAACATATTCACCTTGATGCCCTAATCATATAAACTAAACTATATGTATGAATACAATTGCACAGTGGAAAGGGTGGTCGATGGAGATACTATCGACGTTATTTTGGATCTCGGTTTCGATATTTTGTATAAGTCTCGTGTTCGTCTATATGGTATTGATACTCCCGAATCACGTACTCGTAACCTGGATGAGAAGGCTAGAGGAAAAATGGCTGGGGCTTTCTTAAAAGAAGCAGTAGAAGAAGGCGATCAAGTTTGTATACAAACAAAGCTCAAGGACTCTAAAGGCAAGTACGGCAGAGTACTAGGAGATGTAGTTGTCGATGGTAAAAATATTAACCAGGCCATGATCAAGTGCCACCTGGCGGTAGCCTACCACGGTCAGTCAAAAGACGACGTAGAAGCTGAGCACATGCGTAACAGAGATATTCTTATTAAGAACGGTTTACACACACCAGTATAAATCCCTATACATATCCCATAGCCTGAAGTAAAATAGATCTGCGTTACAGATTTTTAACCTAGCTGGATAGGGGGTAGCGTAAGGTTTATTAATGGCCTTGAATTCCAGAGAGTGCCAGCAGACGGTGCGCTCCATAAGATAACATCTGCAGGGAGAGCTGTTCGAGCCAAACCAGGAAGCCTTACGTGAATTAGAAAGGCAACCTCTCCAGCCCAGTGATCTCCCACAATTTAAGGAAACTAATATGCCTAACAAATACAATGACTTATATAAATTACGCGCTCACACTGACAAAAACGCAGGTTCTATAGCCGTACGAGTGCCTAAAAATCTTTTAGATAAAAACTCTAGAGTTTACAGAAGACTAAAAAAGAAAGGAAAAATTTAGTATGAAAATAAAGAAAGGAACAATAATCGCTGACGTTTACGAAACATGCAGCCCTGAAATGAAAAAATGGTTTGACGAAGCGGGACCTGAAGAACACGTTATGTTGCTCGAAGGACTGGTAGAACACAATCTTGTCCCTCAAGAGATGTTTGAATTGATGAAGGAAGTTATATTGGAGCACGACGGACAAATGACTCAAGAACACTACACGGAGTTTCTTGCTATGTGGTACAGTCCCGCTTTTCAAAACAAAAACTTTAAACTTCATTAATGAAAGTCTGTCTCATCCCTCCTGGGTTTGTAGCGGGGATGTATCATGACATCATACCTTTTCTAATTAGACTAGCTCCCACAACCAACGGTCGCTACGATGCTGTAGATCTATACAACAATCTCGTACTAAACAAAGAAAGCCTATGGACAGTCGTTAATGACGACGAAAAGATTATCGGTATCATACTGACGCAACTACACAACTACCCACAAAAGAAAGTTTTTTGCATTCAATATGCAGCTGGTGATGGCCTAGATGATTGCATTGACGAAGCTCTTGATATTCTGGAAAAGACAGCTGTGCGCCATGGTTGTAATTCTATGCAGGTCATGGGTAGAAGAGGCTGGGTAAAAAAGCTACAATCGTATGACTGGAAAGAAGAATTTGTTATAGTAAGCAAAGATTTAAAAGAAGATGGCTAAAACACAAGACGATATAAACGATCTGGCTGCTGAACAAGGCGGTCTAGTTGATCTCGCTAATAAATTAAGTGGACCTGCTGAATACATTAATAAAGATGGATTTTTATATAGAGTAACAGAGTCTGATAAACCTGATTTAGGACCAATACAATCAGGTAGCGGGGTAGGGAAAGGTGGTAGCCCTTTGTTTGCTGGAAAAATGACTGGAGGTGGAGGTTTTAGCACTACAGACTTTGGTGGGGATTTTACTCGCGCAATGATAGCTGGTGGTGTTTCTCCAAGTATTTACGGGTTACCAGGGGAAGCTCGTGATTACGCACCTGGTGGTAAATTTAATGTAGGTGGTAAATCTTCTCTTTCGCCTGGCGGATACCAAAGCACAGGAGAAACAGGGCAGCTTGGAGGAGAAGATGCAGTTTTTGTAACGGGTAAACGTTTAGATCCTATCGATGTTAAGTTCGACAAATTAGTTTCTGATCCTAGTATGTCTGGGATGGGGCTCACACCTGACATGTCTACGTTTGTTAATCCTGGTGATCAACCAACGTATATGAGTGCAGCAGTAGATAGCGTAAAAAGTTTTCTAGGTAGACTAGCACAAGTACATCCCGCAACACGTAACGCAGCATTTGCTATGGGATTTGTAAAAAATTTAAGAGAAGCAGAAAACCCACAAGAATTTGTTAAAGGTGTTTTAGGTCAACTCGCTATGAGAAAGGTGGGAGGTAAGCTTGGTTTATCTGGAATGCAGAAACAAGGCATAGGCGGTCTTATGAATATGGCCCAAGGCAAACAAAACCTTGCACAAACTGTCGGTGGCTTAGCAAATTCTGCTGCATTTAGAGCAGCTGCTCCTAATATCTTAAGATCTGTGTATAAAGATCACGGTATGAATGGAGTTTACCTAGCTTTAACGGCTTTAGGCATGGGCAAAGAGGCAGCTGGCAAAGGTATTTATGGCGCATTAGCCACACCATCTGGACCTGGCGGTGGCGGGTAAAGGATCTAAGCCAAGGCCTCTCTCGGTATCTGCTGAGAAGTTCAGCGATAACTGGGATAAGATCTTCGATCGGCCTAAAAAATCATTAAGCGGTAGCCTGTCGGGTAAGAAAGATTTATAATAGACAATAGTTTCACAAAACTATTAAAGGGAAGATTTTAACGAGTCTTCCCTTTTTTTGTGGACTATGGACAAGGGACTATGGACAAGGGACTATGGACAAGGGACTAAAGAAGATCCCCCCATTGTTTAGCCATAGCTTTTGCCAAACCTTTATGAAACTTAGATCTAACTTTCCAACGATCAGGACCAGGACTGGCTAAATGTATATCTTGCCTAGCCGTTTCTTTCGTAAGCGTACCTGTTTTGACTAAAGGTGGAAGGTTCTTCAACCAAAGACCAGTTTTTTTGCTTACGTTATCTTCTGAGTCTACGCTTGCGGCAAACTCGTATGGTTGAACATATTGAGGTTGTTGAAAGTTAAGTATTCTAGCCTTAGCATACTTGTGCATAATGGGGTTCTCAACCGCTATTCTGGGCACATCAGCATTCCATAGATCTGAAAACAATCTCGCTCCTTCTTCTAGTTCTTGCCACATTTGTTCTTTAGTCTTGCCTGGAGGAGGATTGTCTAACCAACGAACACCACTATTGCACAACCTAGTGCAAGGTGGGTGAGCCACCATTAACAAGTCCCATTGTTCATATTCAAGCACATTTCTTACATCATCTTGTATATGTCTATTTGTTTGAGTGTCGGCTGGGAGCACATCACAAGACCAAGCATCGTGGCCTCGATCTAAAAACGCATCGCGAACTGTACCACTTGTTTCACACCCTATTAATATTTTCATACTTTCTCCTTTTGTTAAAAAGCCAGTATATAGGAGCTATCCCATAATGTCAAGTGTTTTATTTTTAAGATAACCAGGGCCTACAGTCAAAAGATGAAGAAAATAGGACAAAAGACTCGGAACGATGGCCCAAGGACTATTTTTCTTTTTCTCCATTGATTGCATCTAAATAATAGTCGGCATAGCTTATCGGCTCTTCTAAGCTCTCTATTTGTTCTAAAACTTTAGCCGTCCATTCGCTTAAAACTTCAAAGTTATGTGTGCTTAAATGTCTTCTTTTGTATTTTACAAACTCTCTTATAGCTCTGTCGCTTATCTGATTGCCCATATATTCAGACATGGATTTAGCCGTAAACCCATAATCCATAAGTTTTTTAACATCTTGTCTAAGTGTGATTGCTTTAAGTTCTTTCATTTCTCTGGGATCAAGAACCATAATTACTGTTTCTTTTATACTCATGCTGATAATTATATAAGATATGTACTATATATCAATAGTTTTCTAACCTGAACCTCACTTTAGAAGTTAGATCTAAGTTATTGATTCTGTTGATAATAAAAATCTTCTAACTTTGGTAAGGTTAGATCGTAAGCTATTGATTTTATTAGCAATGTTTCTATTCCTATATAAGAAAACCTAACCTCACCTGTAATATTTCAAAAAGATTTCATGAATACGCTAAAAAGCTAGAAAATATATTTTTCAGGTTAGAAGAGGTAGAAATATAAGTCCTATAAGGGTTTCCGTCTAACTTTGCATAAGTTAGGTCAGGTTAGAAAGTGCTGAGAATGTTGAAAGAATGCGGGTTTAGAGCTAACTTGGTAGAAGTTATGTATTATCTGTCTTATATATAATAGAACTTGTTACTTTTTATTACCTTGGTATATACTTCGCAGATGCCAAAAGGAACATCAGGAAATATATCAGGAAAGAATGACAAGCATTTAACACCTAAGCAAATACGTTTTGCTAAAGAGGTTGTTTACAATGATGGATCTAAAACACAAACAGAATGTGCCCTTGCTGCTGGCTACGCTGATACATCTGCGGCCGTCAGAGCTTCTGAGCTTATGAATCCACAGAAGTACCCGCTTGTGGTTCGATATATACAGGGCCTCCAGGCAGAGGTGGATAAAAAGTTTGAGGTAACATTTAGTAGGCACGTTAGGCAGTTAGCCAAGATCAGAGACCAAGCCATTGATAAAGGTAATCTTACTGCGGCAGTATCGGCAGAGGTACAAAGAGGTAGAGCGGCTGGCTTGTATGTGGAACGTAAGGAAGTTAGAACAGGCACGTTAGATTCGTTAAGTGAAGTAGAGATTAAGCAAAGAATACAGAAACTACTCGGAGATTATAAGCCTCTTCTTGAAGTAGAAGATGCAATTATTGTTGAGTAGCTTGCTTCTTTTTGCGCTTGTGAGCCTGTAGTTTTATTACCCATCTTTTAGGTGTAGTCCGTTTGGACACTAAACCGCTTGCTTCTTCTGGGCAATTTTTTCTCCATTGTTTTTCTAGTTTTTCCATATCCATTAGTCATAACTCCCTAACATATCTACAAAGTCCCTTAGTGTATCTTCCTCAGGTTCCATATCTTTATCATCATAATCTTCCCAAGATATAGTATCGATTGCTTGCTTGTGTGTTAACACTAATGTATCTGCTACGTCCTGGAACTTGTTTACCAGTCGTGGATGCGTGTCGAGTGGACAATCAATACATAATTTATACTGTCCGTTCTTGTTTTTGCTATCTATCTTTAAAAACACAGCTAAGTCTCCTAACTGTCCACGTCTAAATATTTGTACCACAGCTTTAGCTTGCGGTTTATCTAAGTATGCTATGCGTCTTTTCATAATTGTTTTATCCTTTTTGGGTTTTCTATGGGTGGGTATATATCTAGGTAAAGCTCGCTTGTTAGTTCTTTCCTTTGCTCTGGCGTTACCTGGCTGGTGATCCGTATGTCGCGTTTCTTTATGTTGCCTGTCTTCCAATAAATACTTTCGGGTGGATCCATTTTAAGAGTCCAATCTATTGTCCCGTGATTATCAGAATCAAACTGCATGGTAGGGTGGCAATCAAACCTGTCCTTGTATAGTTCAGTCATTGAATTGCATATATGGTTGCGCTCTTGTCTTTGCAACTTCTATATCGTCCGTGCCTAATCGTATAGTCGGACGTGTAGAGTCTGAGCAAACCAATACATATTCCCCGCTTAGCTTGTCTAAAATGTACTCTTTAGTCATTTATATCCTCTGTAAGTTTGTTAATGATTTCACTAATTGCCAATTTATGCAATTTTCTGTTGTTGAGTATTGCGTTTTCGTTTGTGTCTATGTACACCAATGGAAGGCCTTGAGAGTCTAGAAGCACGTTATATCTAACCCATTTTTCGCAACAGTTTACATACTGCGTTCCTATCCCTGTAATCTTTTGAAGATTCATTGATTCCTCGTTTCCTTAATTAATCTGTTTAAGTACCACTCTGCTTTAAGTAAGTCCTCAAGGCCGTTCTTGTGTTCGTGTCGGGTAACATATTTAATGATGTTACCCTCCAAGAATCCTAGCTTGTGAGACTGTATATAGTCCGTGGTCTCTATACCTTTCTTATAGTAAGAAGGATTTATTTTATCTTCTTCCATATTAGATCCAACACTTGTAGCCTGAGCAATCGTCTGTGGTCTCACCACAATGCTCGCAATACTTTTCGTCTTTTGCTTGTATCTCTTTGCGTAACCGCTTGATGATATGTTTTTGTATGTTTATCACGTTTTCTTCACTCATCTTCATCCTCATCATCTAACCCAACAAAGATAAGTTTTTCATCCATCCATTTTTTATTTATGCCATCTTTGGCTAATCTATCTTTAAATAATTTTTCTAGTTCTTTAGTTTTCATTTTCCTTGCCCCCTGTATCGCTTGTGTGTTTGTTTCTTTCTCTTCGGCATTGATGAGGTGCTAAGATTTCCTCTGCCTATTGATGTCCCTTTACCTTTAATCCCTGTTGAAGACTTGTGGTCTATTAGCGTGCTTGCTTTTCTCATTAGCTTTGCTCCTTATAACAATCTTACCAATCTCTGCAAGGTTTCTGACTTATATAGAAATATCCACTTTGATCAGATAACCGATACTCTTTGAGCATCTTTATAGCTTCTTTACGAGACTCAAATTCATCAACTGTTTCAAAGTTTCCGTAAGAGTCTTTTCTTTGTATATATTTCATTAGCTTTTCTCCTTGAGTTCATTCCTGGCTTTAGCGGACTCGATTATTTTGTTCCACCTGTTGCCTCTCTTTCGTTTGCTAACCAATCCATTAGCTTCTTCGGGGCAATTCTCTCGCCACTTCTTATCTAATTCTTTAAGATTCATTGTTATTCTCCTTTAAAGTATATTCTTTATTTAACCTAATACATTCTTTCATAGCATCATATAAAGAAGAAAAATCATAACTCTCGCTTCTTTCTATTCCGTCTGATACTTGAAATTCGGTTTTAGTTCCACAAACAGTCATACCTTCACACACACACCACCCATTGAGATTATCTTTTTGAAAGTGTGTTTGTTCTTTCTCGTTCCATACAAATTCACTCATTAGTTTTTCTCCTTAATAAAAAATTCACTCAGTATGTCTTCAACTTGATCTACTATATGAATAAATTTATCTTGTGCTTCTTCGGTATAAACTTCTTCTCCGTTTTCGTCTTCTGTCCATATAGAATCTAAAGCGGAAAAATTAAGAATAAAAGTAGATAAGGTTGAATATAGTTCTACCCAATTTTCAGAGGGTATCGTTATTTTGTTAGATTGGCTTTTGTAGTCTGTACTTGTTTCGTATTGATCTGATTGAATAGGTACACATAGAGAAGCACTCCATAAATTATCCATTTTCAAGACTTCTTTATATCTTTTTTCAGCTTCTTCTTTATTGTCTAAAAATGCTTCATAGTGATCGGTAGTATCATTTTCATTCTGATAAAATTCGTTTTTAGTCGTATAAACCACTAGATAGTCATTCATCAAGCCACCTCTTCTAGTTGGTTGACGTAATCGGAAACAATCTCTTCGCCTATGATATAGACGTACATATTAACAACGCGTTCGGGACTGCTAAAATCGGTAGTAACTTCGCCAAAGTGCATCTCTTCGTATTCTCTGATGTGTTCTATTACGTCAAAAACCATATCATCTAGCCATAGCTTCGCTCTGTATGTTCCTATAATGTAGTAATCACTATTGAAAGCGTTATGGTGTAAATCATCTATCCATGTAGTTGGATAGTTTTCTTCAAAGAATGTTTTGTTCTCGTCAATAAAGTTATCAAAATAATCTTTAATCTCTTCTTTTTTATATTCCATTTTTTTCTCCTTTAGTTAATGAAAGTCTTACATCAATATATACTATATATCCCATATATGCAACATAAATTTATTACTTTATATATAATATTTTTACTGTGGCTCAACCCGAAAAATTATTCTGGCAACAAGTAAGAAAAAACCTTACTGCGTTTTCTTGGATTAGGCTGGAGTCTAGGGTAAATCATGGCATTCCT